ATGGCGAAGACAACGCGCTTCACTACCAGTTCGGACGCGCCGAGCAAATCGGATACGACGGCAAGGGATCGGACCGCGAGCAGCGAGACCGCGCGCGAGAAATATACCAAGGCGTCATTGACCAATCCCCGCTTAAAGAAGCTGGCGCCATCTGGCAAGACGTACGTGATAAGTGGCTCCCACCTTACGAAGCGGAAGGATACGACCTAACACCGAGCGCGCTGGTCGCTGAGCATCCGGACATCAAGCCGAATTCTGTCGTGGTGACCGAGGCGGCGCAGATGATCAACAACCGCGCTGGCGACATCCTCGAACGTGATCTCGGCATGCGATCGATCACCGAGGACAACCACACCGAGGAGACCGACGACTATCTTGCCAACGTGATCGCGCTGGAATTGCGCGAGGGCTTGATCGGTGGTGTCAGTGGCGCTGATTGGTACGACGAGACGATGAAGAACGCGATGAAGATCGCCGAGGAGATTTATCCCGGCATCGCCAAGGACAAGAACCAGAAATTCATCTACACCGCCGCGCTCGCGATTACATCGCAAGGTGAGACCGTCGATCGCAACGTGGCGCTGGCGGATCAGGCGTACACGTATTTCCTCAAGCATGGAAAATACCCGACCGACATCAAGGCCAAGAAGGCCAGCATCGCGGGCAACCTGAAAAAGATGAACGAGATGATCGAGGAGGCGGGCTCGATCGACAAGGTGCGCGAGTTCTTCGACAAGCCGATGACCGCACGAGATCTCAGCAAGGCAACAGGTGTCGAGCCGGGCGCCACGCTGAAGGATGACATGCTCTACGGCAGCGCGATGCTCGGGCCGAAGATCGGGCAAGGCTTCTACCAGAACCTCAACGGCAACTTCACGCCAATCACGATGGACTTGTGGTTTATGCGTGCGTGGGGCCGCATCACCAACACGGGCGTTGCGGGTGGCGGTTATGAGAAACAGATGGAGCGATTTGTTGGTGCGCTGCGTGATGCTGGCCATCCTGTGCCGAATAGCGATGCGGATAGGGTCGAGCTAGGCGAGAAGATCTTCAACGAGCACGAGCGTGCGTTTGCTGCGGCGGCGAAAGCGAAAGAGCCTTACGAGAAGACCGAGCTCATCCTCGCGAGCGAGCGCCTGACGCTGATGGCGAAGGGCATGATGGTGGAGCAGCCGAAGAACGGCTCGCAGCGCAAGTGGATTACAAGTGTGTTCAACAAGGCGCTGGAGAAATTGAAGACCGAGCGCGGCATCACGCTGACGCCAGCGGGCGCGCAAGCCACGTGGTGGTGGCCTGAGAAAATTCTCTGGGAGCAGATGGGTGTGCGTGGCAAAGAGCGCGACACCGACTACGCGAAGTCGCTGTCCACTCTGGCGAAGAAAAAGCGTGACGTATGAAGGGCACACCGCACTTCGCACCGTGGCAGGAAGATCCTGATCCGCCTGATTACTGGGAGGATGTGGACTACGAGCGCATGCGTCGTCGGCTGCGCGCTTACTGGGACGGCGAAGACTACAGCGACGCGCTGGTGCCGTTCGAGGAGTTGAAGCACCCGCGCGGCAAGGGCGGCAAGTGGACCGAGGCAGGCTTTGACGAGAAGCTGCGCGCGCTCGGCGTCGGCATGCATGGCCAGAATTTCGACCGCTACAAGATACGCGCGATCTACGCCAAGGAGCTCGGCAGGGCCAAGCGCGGCATGGGCATCGAGGAGATGGTCACCGCGATACTAGAAGCGCGCGAGGGCGAGAACATCGACCCGAAATATCTGCCGCCGATCCCTGACACGTTCACGCCGCATGATCCGCCGACACCGGGCGAGAAGGAGATAGTGGACAGCGGCGATCCGATCACGCGACCGCGCGAGAAGTCTCCTGAATTTCAGGACGAGCGCGATGCGTTCAAGCGCGATCTGCCGATCTATGATCAGCACGTGAACCAGAACACGACCTACACGTTCATGGCGACACCGAAGGGCATCGCGACGTTCACGCTCACTGATGTGTATGGCGTTGACGAGCCGACCGTCGAGCTTCACTGGCTTGTGGCGCATGATCGAGGTGCAGGAAGATCAGCGCTGGAGTTGATGGCGAAGCAGGCCGACAAGCACGGCGTCACGGTGCAGGGTTATGCAGTGCCGATGTCTGCGGCGGCTGGCAAGACCATGTCAGTGGCGAAGCTCGAAAAATTCTACGAGCAGTTCGGCTTCAAGCCAGTCGGGCGCCGCGACAAGGACGGCTACAAGAAGATCGTGCGGGCGCCGCAGAAGGTGCGCGACAGTCTGATGCCGTTGTTCGAGGAGCATGAGCACCCGCGCGGCACTGGCGGCAAGTGGACCGCGAAGGGCGCCAGTGCGAAGCAGCGCACCGAGCGAAACCGCAGGGCGATCACCGCGCTGCGTGAGGTCGAGCAGGAGGAATTCGTCCCGCAGACCGAGACGCCTGAGTTCAAGGCGTGGTTTGGCCAGAGCAAGTTGACTGACGAGGACACCGGCAAGCCGAAGGTGCTCTATCACGCCACCGGAAAAGATTTCGATGAGTTCAAGGCGGGCGGCTTTGATCCGAAGATCAGTGGCCCGGCCATCTGGGTCTCACCGCATGCGGAGAAGCAACCGGCGTTTCACAATCTGAAGCGTCGCGACAAGGAAGGCGTCATCGAGGATCTTCGCGTGATCCCGGTATTCGTGCGGATGGAAAGGCCGCTGACGATCGACTCGCCGACGATGCTGGACTGGGCGCGTGATGTCTTCGCGGGAGGCAATAAGGATTTCCCGCAGATCATGAAGCCTGAGTGGGTGGCGGAGCTCCGGCGCGACGACGAATACGATGGCGTGTGGTTCAAGGGAGAGAAGCTCGGCTGGGGCGATTTCTCCGATGAGGTGATCGTCTTCGATCCCAACCAAGCGAAATCCGCGATTGCCAACAAGGGCACGTTCTCGCGCACGAGCAACAAGCTGCGCGACATGCTGCATGATGCGGGCATGTGGGCCGAGGAGAAACACGAGCGCGTGCCAGCGGGTGAAGGTGGCGGCGGACGGTTCGGCACCGTCGGCATTCCGCTGGTGTGGAAGCAGTCGCGCGCGATCGCAGCATTGATGGGCAAGGACATCCCGAGGCAGAAGACGCAGCCGACACCGGAGCAGATCGCCAAGGAATTGAAGCTCGATCTCGGTGCCATCAAGGTTGGCGGCGATACTTGGAATAAGGAGACCGCGATCCGGCTGGAGACCGAGTACCAGTTGGCGCGGCCTGCGATGGATCAGTTGCTGGCGTCTTACGAGAAGGGGCCGCAGGAAGAGCCCGACGAGAATGTCGGCGAACTGTACTCGGCATCAGAGGGCAAGCTGATCAAGGCGGGCGAGCCCGGCTACGACAAGCTGCTGAAGGCGTACAAGGAGAACGCCGCCCAAGAGGAGCAGGAGGAAAAGGAATACGAGGGCACGCCCGAGCCTGCCGAGTGGGATCTGCTGAGCGACGATGTGCACGACCAGATCGCCAACGAGTATTACGACAAGGCGCTCAACGACTACGTCGAAAGCGAAGTGACGTCTTGGCAGGAGAGTGGCGGCGCGCTCGATGAAGCCAAGGCGGCGCTGACACAGGACAATGACTGGATCATAGAGACCGTGACCGACATCGTTGAGGGCGATGACGACGAAGACGATGACGAGGAGGAAGAAGGCCCGGAGGTCATCAAGGTCGGCAAACTGATGAAGCCGGTGCCGAAGAAGACCGGCTGGAAATTCAGCACCACCGACATCATCGATTCCATCAGTCTGGACTACAACAGCAATGGTGAGGGCAGCGGCAAGTTGAAGGTCACGATTGACGACGACTATCTGCAGAAGCCGATCGGCGTCGAGCAGGACCCGAACCAGAGCGAGATGGCGCTCGGTGAAAAGGACTATTCGAAATATCTCACTGGCGCGCAGCGTGCCGAGCTCAAGATCAGGATCACCGCCGCGTTCGAGAAGCAGGCCGAGAAGAACGCCGACAACGTTGAGCCACCCGATTTCTCCGACTCCGCCAAGGAGTACATGCAGGAGAATTGGGAAAGCAACATGGGCAACGACGAAAAGTATGAATGGGCGAAGTACAACACCTCGATCATCAATGATCTGCAGGAAGAATACGAAAAGGAATATGCCGAGTTCGAGGAGACCGGCAAGTCGGTGCCGGGCGGCATCATCGGCATTCCGGACAAGTTCGATCCGCTCAACGAGACAAGCGGCGAGGACTACAGAAAGACCCAGCGCATCGCGCGGCAGTTGTCGCTCGACCGTGCGCTGGCGGTGATGAACGAACGCAAGATCGAGTTTGGCGCGGGCGTGGTGCCGATGACGGCATTGAGACGGATCGACAACCAGTTATGGGAAGCGTGGAAGGGATCATCGACATCCGAGGATGGCTTGTTGCTGCAAGTGGCGACTGCTGATGAACTGGGTGGTCGGCTCAACGACAAGACCGGCAAGGGCGGCAAGGTGGTGCTCGACAAGAAGAAGATCGCCAAGGAAGCCGACCAAACCTTCAAGAGCATCGGTGGTTACGAGGGCATCAAGGCCTATGTGCGCGGCAAGTGGGAAGCGACGCAGTATCTGTTGGACAAGGCCGATCTCGATGAGCTCGAACTGTATCGCGGCATCGCGCTCGATCGCGACAAGTACGAGCAGGCGCAAGGCGAGGTGGAAATCGTTGACGGCTATCAGAAGGCGACCAACCTCAACATCGTGCGCAACGGCGCCGCATCGACCTCGGTCAAGGCGTCGGTGTCGAACAAATGGTCGAGCGATGACAGTCGTGTGGTGATACGCTTGCACATCCCGCGCACCGCTGCGATCTCGATCCCGGCCTATGGCATCAACGTGCACTCCGAGGCCGAGGTGGTGGTGGCTGGCACCGCATGGAAAAGCTGGGATGCGTGGCTGGAGGAAGCCCCGACATTCGAGAAACGAAAGATCGCTGCGTGATGGCAAAGAAACCAGAGCCGCCGAAAGAGGAAAGCAAGAGCGGGATGATCGACATCGACATCCTCGGCATGGAGCTTGAGAAAGGCCTGCCGCACTGGCTCGATCCGATTGAGAAGTACAAAGGCAAGCACGACGCCGATCGCAAGAAGAAACAGATCGAGCGTTCGAACAAGATCATGGGCAAATGACCAGCCGCGATCCGACCCGCAGCGCCGGACTGCGGCGCCACGGGCGCACACTGGTCAACCGCCGTGTTCACGCGCTCTATCAGCGGTTGCGGCAGGGATTTCAGGAGCACGACGTCGCCGGACTGCGGCAGGCTGATCAGCCGACCATCAGCCACGTGGCGTTCATTAATTGGATGGAGAGCGTGTCACACAAGCTCGCACGCGCCGAGGGTATGATCGGGCACGTGGTCGAGGCGACGCTACTGGCGCCCGTAGACTGGCCGCACGAACTGATCGAGAAGGCTGTCGAGCATGGCATCGTTCTCGTTGAAACCGAGCTTCGCACGTCGCTTGGACACCTTGACGCTTCCGAGGTGTCACGACTGCATGCGGGCGCGGCCACGGCTGAGGTTCGGGGAATTGCGGGCGAGACCGTCCGCAGGCTGTTGCGGCACGTGGTTCGTTCGCTTGAAGTCAAGGAAGCACCCGAGGCGCTGATGCGCGAGGTGCGCAAGACGATCGAGAAGATCACGAGACTGCGTTTGCATCTGATGGTGAACACGGGCGTGGTGCGCGCGGTCAATGCTGGAAAACTATTCGCGTATGAATCAGAGGGGATCACCCGAGTCGGGATCGAACCAGAATGGTTGCCTCACACTGATGCTCATCAACACAATCGTTTGGCTGATCATCATCCTCGGCTTAATGGCGCTGCTGTACTACTAGACGTGCGATCGAAGAAGTCGAAGCGGCGCCAGCGCACCGCATCGAACAAGGCCAGACGCAAGCGCAGGAAGACGCCCGAAGAAGAGATACTGGAGACGGCGTTCACCGAAGGATCTGCAGCATTGGGCGGTGGTCTCGCGGTGGAGATCGCGGGCGAGTTGCTCAAGGCGGTGCTGGAGCCTGAAGAGCCCGAGCCGACACTGGTCAACGTGCTCACCGCAGGCGACGACCGCGTGTGTCAGGACTGCGAAGACATTGCGGCAGATGGGCCGTACGAGTTGGACGAGGCACGCGCTCTGATCCCGGCTCATCCAAATTGTCGTTGTGCTTTCATTCCCTTCGGCGATAAACGCTTTGCTCCGCTGATGGAGCAGGAAGAGGCCGAAGAGGAGTGGGAAGAATGAAGCGATTTATTGTCAACGAGACTTTCACAGACGAGGACACCGGCACCGAATATTTCCAAGGCGCCATCTACGAGCTCGACGCCAAGACCAAGGCGAAGCTCGACCAGTGGGTTGCCGAGGACAAGGTCCGAGATCCGGACGTGTCGCAGGACGATGACGACGTCGAGAAGACCATCGATGAGGCCAAGGCCAAGCACGAGGCCGAAGAAGACGAAGACGAAGACGAAGACGAAGACGAAGATGACGACGACGAGAAGGACGAGCCTGCATGAACCTACAGCGCGGCTACATCGCTGAAAGAAAAGATCGACAGCATCCGGTCCTTGACCCGGATGCTGCTTCCTTCAACGCGATCGAGACCGCGATGTTCTCCGGGGGCTACACGACGACATGGTACGCGACCGCCAACAAGACATTCAGGCTATCGCCGAACTGGGAATTGACGCCGATCGAACCCGTTGTGAAGTGACGCGGCAATGGATCAGCCTCTGACGAGAGAGCAGGAGGAATTGCATTTCGGCGATACGCTGTATCGCAAGCCGAAGTCGAAGTCGGTGGTGCGCATGCGCGGCTTCGTTCGGACCGATCCGACCGAGCCGCTGCCGATCGATCCCGAGCCGCCCGCAGCGTGGCTGGTCAATCGTCTCGCGACCGATGAGGAAGGCGACCCGCTACAGCAGGGCATCTTCTCGAATTACAACGACGACATCATCCTCGAAGCGGATTCCAACACGCTGGTCGGGCGGTACTCTCCGGCAAGAGGTCCCGCCGAATCTCTGATCATCGGTGACGGGCTGCGCGTCGAGGATGGTGTACTGATCGGCGAGGGTGGCGGCGAGAAGGGCGACCCGGGACCGCCCGGGCCGCAGGGGCCACAGGGGCCTATGGGGCCGGGTGGCGCATCGTCATCAGCATTCGACTATCGCGCCGACACACAGGTGCAATCGACCACCACCGATCCGGGTGCGGGAAAGTTTCGCTGGAATAACGCGACGCAGCAAAGCGCGACGATGCTGTCCATTGATCGATTGACGATGGACAATTTCGATCCGACCGCGATGTTCACGACGGCGCAGTTTCACGACGAGATCATCATTCAGGAAAAGACGCTCGCCGCGCACTACCAAGAATTCACCATGACCGGCCCGGCGGTGCTGATGGGCGGCGGCGACTGGTTCACGGTGCCGGTGCAGTTCGTCAGGCAGGGCGGCGGATCATTCTCGAACAACACCGCGTGCTCGATCCTCGTGCGCACCAAGGGCGAGAAGGGCGACGCCGGACCGCAGGGTCCGCAGGGCATTCAGGGGCCGCCCGGCTCGATGGGTCCCGCCGGTCCGCAGGGTCCGGTCGGCGGCATGGGTCCGGTGGGACCGCAGGGACCGAAGGGCGACACGGGCGCCCAAGGCGTGCAGGGCGTCGTCGGTCCCAAGGGGGACAAGGGCGACAAGGGCGACACCGGCTCTCAAGGCCTGCAGGGTCTCAAGGGCGACAAGGGGGACAAGGGCGACACCGGCCTGATGGGGCCGCAGGGTCCGAAGGGCGACACCGGTCTGCAGGGCAACGTCGGCCCTGAAGGTCCGGCATCGACCGTGCCGGGGCCACAGGGACCACAGGGAGAGCAGGGCGAGATCGGCCCACAGGGGCCGTCGGGAGACTTTGGCGACAACGAAGCTCCATTGGACGGCGAGATTTACGGGCGCTCTATGGGCGCTTGGACGGTCGTGGAGAGCGGCGGCGCCAGCGTCACGATCTCCGACACGCCGCCCGTGGCCGAGAAGCCGGGCGATCTCTGGTACAACTCGGCGACGGGCTTCATCTTCGTCTGGCTGGATGACGGCACCTCCACGCAATGGGTGATCACCAACCCGGTGATGCCGGTGGCGGGGCCGCAGGGCATTCAGGGCGTCCAAGGTATTCAGGGCATTCAGGGCATTCAAGGCATCCAAGGTCCTGTCGGTGACATGACTGTCGCTACCGATGATGTTGCGCCCGCTACAGCAGGAGACAGAACGCTGTGGTGGAGTGGAGCGGAAGGCGTTCTGTATATTCGATTCCGGGACGCGGACAGTGTCGCATGGGTGCAGGCGGTGCCGTCAGCCGTCGATCTTTCCACCCGCGTTCGTCATGATGCACCGCAAGGCTTGATAGCGTCGCAACAGACGCAGGCACGACAGAACATCGGCACGGAGTCCAAGTCTTACATAGACGATGCAGACTACGGTGTTTGGTTGTCTAGCCAGAATGCGGTGAGATACGAAACGCAGACACTGACAGCGCCACAGCAGACGCAGGCGCGAGCCAACATCAACGCCGCCCAAGCCAGCTTGATCGACGCCGCATGGACACAACTTCCTTTTTCAAATGGCTGGGTGAATTACGCTGCGCCGTATGGTCCTGCCGGATATCGCAAGGTTGGCAACGGATTGGTTGTTCTCAAGGGCCTTGTTCAAAACGGCACAGCCAATCCCATCTGCATTCTTCCGGCTGGATATCGCCCCGGAGCTCAACTTCTGCTCAACGTGCAGACCAGCCCCAACGTCGCATGCCGAATTGATATTACAACCGATGGCCAAGTGAATCACACTGGCGGCAACGCCGGATGGATCTCCCTTGGCGGCATCTGTTTCCTCGCGGAGAATTGAGATGGGCCTCAATTTTCCATCAGCGCCATTGGTTGGTGAAATCTACCCAACGCCAGCACAGCCGGGTGTGCCGCAGTGGAAGTGGAATGGGACATCGTGGAAGGCTCTCAACGTAGACACATCGAGCTACGTGTTGAAAAGCGGCGACACGATAAGCGGCGACTTGGCGGTGCAGGGAAACTTGTCAGTGCAGGGAAAACTGATCGGCGGCACTGCGCTCAATATCGGAAGCAACGCGCTTCCAACTGTCACCGGCACGCTCAACCTCGGCTCGGCTACGTTTCGATGGGGCACGGTCTACACGTCCGACTTGTCACTCAGCAACGGCATCGGGGACTGGACCATCGTTGAAGGTGAGGACGATCTCTTCATCTACAACAACAGGAACGGCAAGGTGTACAAGTTCGCGCTCTACGAGGTTGCTCCCGTCACAGCGCCACCGAAGAAGGCTTGAGGCATGGGCATCGACATCGGCGGCGCGTTCACGGTGGCTGGCGTCAGTGGTGCGCAAGCCTTGAAGATTGCCGGTGCATCCGACGCGTTCACCATCGACACCACGGGCCGCACCAGATACCCGACTCAGATCGGCTTCCAAGCTGGCTACGCCTCCGATCCCGGCTGGTGGGCGCAGCCATCGGGCTGGACCGTCTGGAATTACCAGAACCATGTCCCGTACAATATCGGTGGCGGTTTTTCCGGCGGACGTTTCACCGCGCCGGTTGCCGGTGTGTATCTGTTTCATTGGACTTGCTACCACTACAAACCTTCTGCGGTGGTTGGCAACTACATACACCCGATGCTCTGGATCAACGGCACGGACCAAGCGAACTACCGATTTTCGGCCTACTGGACGCCAGCGGGCTATTCCTTCGACAGCGATCTGACAGAGATGCTCTACTTGAACGTCGGCGATTACGTTGACGTGCACATCTATTTCTCTGCCGCTGGGATGAGCGGCTATCCCGCACACTCGCATTTCGACGGCTGGCTGGTGGGCTGATGGGCATCGACATTAACGACACCATTCTTTCCAGCAGTGCGGGACTGATCGCTACCAATGCTGGCAAGCAACTCATGAAGATGGGTCCGACCGGCACACTGCAACGCTACAATCTGGGCCAGCCGATGTTTCGCGCGGGCGGCACTTCTGGTTCATGGACCGCTATAGGGACCAGTGTGTGGGCAGTAGTCCCCGGCCTCACCACAACCGATGTCAATGTCGGGACATGCTACAACGTCGCTAACAGTGTGTTCACCGCGCCTGTCACTGGCGTCTACATGCTTGCTGCTCACGCCTACACGCTTATTAACGATGCCGGGGCTTATACCCACCCGATGTTCTGGGTTAACGGGTCATCTTCTGCGCGTCGAGCTTCGCCAGCGGGGGCGCAGTATCGCATACGGGGCCACGGCATCACCGCAGGATATTCCGTCGATAATTCCATCTGCGAGTGCATACCGCTGACGGCCAACGACTACGTCCAGTTTTACAACTATGCCGGTGCGTCGGTTTCCATGCTTCCGGCATACAGTAGATTTGAAGGGTATCTGTTGTTCTGATGGGTATCGACATAGGCGGCAACACGTTTACGCAGGCGAGTTCGGTGCTCACCATCAACACCGGAGTGCCGATGCGTTTGCTCTCAGCCGGGCATGTCGTGCGACCAAATCAGGTGCTGTTCATCGTGCGCGGGGCGGCAGCCGACTGGGTAAGCCTTCCCAACGGCTGGAATTTTCTAACGACGTTCACAAACATCAGAGTGAATGCTGGCGGTTGCTACAGTGGCAGTCGCTTCACCGCGCCGGTCGATGGCATGTATTTCCTTCAGATGACCGGCGGGCACTATCTGAAGGACGGCGCGAGTGTCAGCTACTATTGGCACCCTCTATTCGGCGTGAACGGGTCAGAGGCCGGTCGCACTGTCACGGCCAATGCAAACCTTCGTCTGCGCGGCCACGGCGTGTCAATCGCCAGCTATGAGGACGGCAGCGTCACTCAAATCTACAAGCTGTTTGCTGGCGACTACGTTCAGCCTGCCGTGTACTCGAACGGCAGTCCGCTCAACAGAATTTACCCGCCGTACCAGCAATGGAGCGGGTTTTTATTAGGATAGAATAATGCCTGATCTAACTATCACACTGACCGACGACGAAATGCGGGCCTTGGCGTATGTGGCGGTGGACCCGGTGGAATGGGTCACCAACTTCGCCAAGAACCGCGCCGCAGCGGCCATGAATGAGATTTACGAAACCGAGATGGCGCGGATGATGGCTGATCCAGACATCAAGACCATTCCTGCCGACAAAGATGCGGTGGTGCGTGCTGCAAAGATCAAGAGCGCAGCGGAACGGCACGCCGAGTTCTTGGCTAACCCGCCAATTCCGCCAGAGGGCGTGACAGTCGGATGAGTTTTAACTTTCCTGACGCGCCGATCGTTGGACAGGTGTTCTCGCCGTACGAGTGGGATGGCGAAAAGTGGGTTATGCAGATCAAGCCCGGCAAGGGCGATGCGGTGGTGTCGGTGGGCGATACGCCACCGCCAGCGCCGACCGATGGTCAGTTCTGGTGGTGCTCATCGTCAGGCATTTTATATTTTCGCTACAACGACGGTTCGAGCGCGCAATGGGTGGTCGCTGCGCCGGGCGAGAAGGGCGATCAGGGAAACCAAGGCCCCAAGGGTGATACTGGCGACACTGGCGCCGACTCCACGGTGCCCGGACCGCAGGGACCGCAAGGACCGCAGGGGCCGCAGGGTATCCAAGGCATCAAAGGCGACACGGGCGCAGCGGGCGCGCAATGGACGCAGATTACGCAGGCCGCTTACAACGCGCTGTCGCCGCCCAACCCGACAACGCTCTACGTGATCATCGGGTAGGTTATGACCGCGCTCAACTACGCCGACAAGATTGCCATCGGCGCCGGGCAGGCCACCAAGGTGTACGTCGGCTCGACGCAGGCATGGCCGCGATTTGTGCCGACCAGCATCAGCGGGTGTGTGATCTGGCTCGATGCATCAAAGCTGGCGCTGGCGAACGGCGCGGCGGTGTCATCGTGGACGAACCTCGGCAGCGGTCCGCAGCCAACGCTCTTCGGGTCTGGTGCTCCGGTGTTTCGCACCAACGCGTTGAATACGATCATGCCGGTTGTTCGGCAGACTGGTACGCAAGGCAAATTCAGATTTGCTGGGACAGGTGTCGATAAGGAATACACGCTGGCCTTGGTCGCGCGGAAATGGTCAGCGACTACTGGCCGTCTCTTCAGTACGCCACCAGCGAATAACGTCTTGTTTGGTTGGTGGGGCGACCGCATTGACTTGACCCACAACAGTGGATGGCTTGCGCCTGACATCGTCACGCCGGGCACAACGGCGTGGAAACTTTACTCGGCGGATCAGACAGCAACATCGGCGAGATTTTTTTCCAACGGCGCGTTGCTGAGATCCAGCACCACCGCCGCTTCTGGCCTTGGCGGGGCTTTGTGGTTCGGTGGATATGACGACACTACCGAGTTTGGTGATGGCGAATACGCCGAGGTGATTCTGTACAACCGCAAGCTCTCCGACGCCGAGCGTCAAGCAGTGGAGAAATATCTGCGGGAGAAGTGGATTGGCGGCACGCCGTTGTGGTCGCCATCTGATCTCGGCGCAAACCTCACCGCTTGGTTCGACAGTTCGGATCTGGCGACGGTCCAACTCGCTGGCCAAGGCGTTAATAACTGGGTCAACAAGAAGAGCGGCGGCACGATGACGCTGACGCAAAGCGTCAACGACACCTACCGGCCAACGATCCAAGGCAACGGCGTGAGCTTCGCACTGGCGCAGGGAATGAATGCGACCGGTGGACCAGCATCGTTCGATGTTTTCGTGGTCGGCAAACCCAACCCACCCGCCGCTGATCCGGTCAATTGGCGGACGTTGCTGCGCAGTGCGAGTTGTCACGAGATCATCGTTGAAGATAAATCGCCGCGCCTCGGCACCTACAATGGCGGCTTCTTTAATGCGGTTGTCGGGCTCGTCAGTCCAAACAACATGACGTCGTACACCACACCCGCGCCATACGTCGCATCTGAGTCAAACCCGTATGCTGGCTATCCGGCGTGGTACTCATGGGATGGAAACGCCAGCACCTATTCGCACAGCGCCAACCCGACCACGACCGAAGCCTACTGGATCAAGATCGATCTTGGCTCCGCCAAGTATGTCACCGGCTACACCTATCAAGTGCGTCCGGAAGCCAACTCTCCGCAGCAATGGAAGGACTGGCTGTTTCAGGGATCGAACGACAATGTGAATTGGACGACGGTCGATACCGTCACGAACAATCCAATACAGGCGACGGGTTCGGCGGTCGTCGGCTATGCGTGCGATAATCCGGGGACCTACCGCTACTATCGATGGTACGTCACGGCTGGTCAGAACTACTCGCCGCCCTACGCTGCGGCGGCAGCGCTCGATCTTTATGAAGGGCTAACTTGGCCAGCGGTGGATGGTCTTTGCTTCGCGCGCGTTGCGCCGAGCACCGTCGTGCAAATATCGCGTGACGGTGGCGTGCTGCGCTCTACCGGCACCACCCTTCCGGCCACCAGTGCTGCGACAACGATGTTTGGCTGTTACATGGGTACGCCACCGACGCAGGGCTTTGGCGCGGTCAGAGAAGTGATCTTCGTTCCGAACAATCTGGAAAGCGAGCGGCAGCGGATCGAGGGCTATCTCTCGCACAAATGGGGGCTGCAGACGCTGCTTCCCGCTGGCCATCCCTACAAGGCAGCACCGCCATGAGTTTGAATTTTCCAGACGCGCCGAGCATCGGCCAGACCTATCCATCGCCACCGGTCGATGGAATCTCGACCTATACATGGGACGGCGAAAAATGGACGGTCAGGCTCAACTCATCGCCGAGCAATTCCCTTCCGCTGATGAATGGCGCCGCTGATGGCGGCATCTCGGACGCCTATTCGCGCGAGGACCACGTTCACCCGACCGACAGCACACGGCTCGCGGTGGCGGGCGGACAGACACTCACGGGCGGCTTCTTATTTGCTCCGGCGCCGCTGGCGGCAGGCAACATCACCATCAATGCGCTGCTCGGGAATTATCAGTACATCGCCAACAACGGAGCCTTCACCATCAACTCGGCGACCAGTGATTGCGCGATTGATCTCATGGTGACCAACAGCGGGACCGCTGGTGCGATTACATTTTCCGGCTTCACGATCGGCACCAACACAGGAGACTTACTGACGACGGCGAACGGAGATCGCTTCATCATCTCGTTCCGCCGTATCAATGCAATATCAACTTATGTAGTTAAGGCGCTGCAATGATCATACTGCCTGACCGAAACATCGCGCGCGCCAAATATCTGACGCCGCTGCACTACAAGCAGTGGCGGCCACCGATATGGTGGGAAGGCCGCGAAACCGGCAACGTCCTTGGCGTCTACTTCATCGTTCAAGCGTTTCGCAGCAATGGCGAGATGGTATGGAAGGGATGGTTTGAGGACCGTGAAGATGCTGACGAATTTATGTACAGCGTTGTCACCGCCAACATCCGGCAGGATCGCTACATCCAGAGACTACCGCAGAAGATGCCGTGGTCGGAGGGCGGGATCGATCCAACGTGGCTCTACGAAGAAGGCATCTTCTACAATCTGGTTTCACTTGGCGCCATCGGGCCAAGCACCGCGAACTGGACCGTGCCCGGTGACTGCTATGGATTCAGAAGCCGTGCTGGTGAATTTTGCGATGTGATTGGTCCCGGCGGCGGCGGTGGCGCTGGCTGCTCTGGCGCTAGCGCGGCGGGTGGCGGCGGTGGTGGATGGGCGCGCATCTATAGTTACGCAATGTCTCCCGGCCAAGCATACACTTATGTCATCAGCGCTGGCGCTGCGGGTGCTGACGTTGACGCCTACAATGGCACGTCTGGTGTTGGCGCTGGAGCGGCTGGCACTTGGTTCATATCGTCAGGCGTTCTGTATTGCACGGGCGGTGGCGGCGGCAACTATGCAAACGGTCAGACAACAGGTGGTGCTGGCGGTGGCGGTGTTGCGGGTGCGATAGGTTACACCGGAGGACGTGGCGGCACTTCTGCGAACTATCCTTACAGCGGTGGCGGTGGTGGCGGCGGCGGGTGTGGTCCTAACGGCAACGGATCGCAAGGTGGAGACGGTGGCGGGGCGCAGTATGCTCAAACGGCTGGCGGCAATGGCAATGGCAACCAGATAGGTGGTGGTGGTGCCGGTGGTGCCGCTGGTGCAAATGGAAACTGGTATGGACCTTGGGGGCCGGGTGGCGGTGGCGGTGGCGCTCGCCCATTGAGCAGTACAGTTAACGGGCGAATGTACGGCGGTCCCGGTGGACATTACGGAGGTGGTGGCGGTGGAGTAGCCGGGCCGGGAGGAAATGCTGGCTCAAGGGCCATCGGTGGTGCTGGTGGCGGCGGTCTTCTCGTTTATGCGTATGAGCCAACAGCTACCATCGTTGTCTCGTCGGTAACGCCAAGCAGTGGACCAACCACCGGCGGTCAGTATGTCACGATTGGCGGCAGCGGTTTCGTCGGCATATCCAGCGCTAATATCGGCGGCGCACCGATCACGAGCATGAGTGTGCCGCATCAAGGCGCGGTGGTTGGCTACACATCCGCAGGCGGCGCGGGCACCTACAACGTCAACGTCTACGGCCCGTACATGACGGGCGTCGGCGGAAGTCTCTACACCTATGTCACGCCGCCATCGGTCAGCAGTGCCGCACCGGCATCGGGACCGACAACAGGCGGCAACTATGTCGCGATCTACGGCGCGAACATGAGCGGCGTCACATCGATCACGTTCAATGGCGTGGCTGGTACTAGCATCTCGAACATCAATGCGAATGGCGTGCAGTGCTACGCGCCTGCGGGCGCGGCTGGTGCCGCCACCGTCATAGTGTCCAATGCCTACGGCAGCGGCAGCGGCGTAGTCTACACCTTCGTCACGCCGCCATCGCTCAGTGCGATCACCTCACCCGTCCCGGCAATCGGTCTGATCTTTGGCGGCACGGATATCACGATGACCGGCGCTAACCTTGCCGGTACTACTAGCGTGATGGTCGGCGGCATTGCGGCAACCAATCTCGTCGTAGTCGATGCCAACACGCTCACCTTCAAGACGCCGCCGCATGCAAAGGGAGTGGTCAGCATCACGGCGACCAACGGCTACGGTACGGCGACTCTGGCGAATTGCTTCACCTACCTACTGCCCGCATCGGGCTTCAACATGCCAATGATGGGAATCTGACATGACGGACAAGACAGACCAGCTAACCCAGAAGATCGAGCGCGAGGTTCGCCAACTGATTGGCGACCAGCACATCCAGATCATCATGCTGCGCAGCATGATCGAGGTGCAGGGACAGCATCCGCAGGAGCAACCGAATCCAAATCCTCCGCCGCAGCCCGAGCCGCAGAAGCCGTTGCCGAATCCAGCGCGGCCAGAAAATCCGGAGCCGGGACACCCGGGACCGTCGCCGGATATTCCGCCACCGTCGCCAAGCCGCACGCCAGTGCCTGACCCGGCGCGCGGCAGTGCCAACGGCCACTATCAGGAGAGGATTGCGAAATGAAAGAGACGATTGAAGTAAACCGTCGCCTTAGTCGCCTTGAGTTCGCTGGCGATTTGGTGATCGTTTATCACGAGGTGGCGGTTGGCGACTATGGCGTGGTGCCCGGTGCCATTATCAACCGCCCCATCAAGGATGCGGAGGTTGACGTCGATGGCAAGAAGATCAAGTTCGAGACGCTGTTGACTGCGCTGAATGCGCTCCTTGAGAAGTGGCGGCAGGAAGATATCGACAATCCTCCTCAAGAGGCGATGCTGTTGCCGGGATCAGCGCCGACGCCTCCTCCGCCGGAGGTGACGCCGCCTCCTCCTCCGGAGTAGGTCCGATGTCCGATGCTGGACCGCGCGTGCGATTTGATGATCAAACGCAGATGCCGCCATATGGTCCGCCGCATCGGCAACCGCCGCCACCGTCAAACTGGTTCAAAGAAAATTCAACGCTGATCTATTTTCTGGTGGCGCAACTGATCGCCATTGGCGCTGGCGGCGCTTCGATGCTCGCCTACTTCACGAAGCTAGAGACCAGAGTCAGCATCATGGAGACTCGGGGAGCAGAGTACACCGTGGCACGCATGACGCGCATCGATGAGCGATTGGCGGTGCTCGAACAGAAGATCAACGCCAATCAAGACCAGATCAAGCGCATCATTGATCGTGTGTTGAACAAGTAGGTGCCGACATGGTCGATGAACTCAGGCGCGCGGCGACCAACACCTACGACACGGCGAGATCGGCACCGCTGGCATTGGCTCTTCTGTTTTTGAACGCCGGGTTTTTGATTTTCGGCGGCTACGTCATCGGCGAACTAGCCGCCAACACTGCGGCGCGCGACAAGGCACAATTTGAACTGATTGAAAAGTTGATCAACGCCACGGTGGAATGCCGCACGCCGTTGCCGCATCTGACACCGCCACCGATCACAACGCCGCCGAAATAACCCACAGGTGACATCATGAAGACGAAGACCACGCAATTCGTGGAGCGCACTGTGCTGGATGCAGGCGTGCTCGAAGACAAGCAGACCAAGCTGCGCGTCACCAGCGACGGCTACATGATCTGCATGCCGCGCATCGCTCGCACCGGGATTCAGGAATATCTCGGCGCCGAGATGGGCCGCACCGATCTGGAGAGAGTGCGGGTCTATCGTCCCGAGGGCGAGGTGTTCGCGAAAGACGCGGTGCGCTCGCTGGCGGGCAAGCCGGTGACGATCGAGCACCCTGACGTGCCGGTTACCGCCAGCAACTGGCGCGATCTCGCGGTCGGACACATCGGCGAGGACGTGATGCGCGACGGTGAATTCATCCGCGTGCCGCTGATCCTGATGGACGCCAAGGCCGTCGATGAAGTGAAGAGCGGCAGGGCCGAGCTCTCGGTCGGCTACTCCGCTGTGATCGAGTGGGCCGATGGCGTCACGCCAACCGGCGAAAAGTACCAAGCCAAGCAAACTGGAATTCGTGCCAACCACGTCGCTATCACCCATACAGCACGTGGTGGACCTCAGCTTCGTATGGGAGACAACGATAGGAGAGACACCATGTCCACCCGCACCATCACCGTAGATAGCCTGCCGGTTACCCTCGAAGACCGCGACGCGCAAATTGTCGAACGCGCGCTCGCCAAGTTCGCAACGGATCTCGCCACGGCACAGACCGCACTCGCCGCTGCGCAGACCACCGCGCAGAACGACTCAGCCAAGGCTGCAACCGAAGTCGCCAACGCGACGGCTCTGGTGCAGACCAAGGATGCCGAACTCACCACGCTCAAGAGCCAACTGGCCGACGCGAAGATGACGCCACAGAAGCTCGACGCGATGGTGACGGCACGCGTCGCCACCGTGCAGCGGGCGCAGAAGATCATCGGCGATACGCTGGTGACCGAGGGCAAGACCGACGCAGAGATGCGCAAGCAAGTCGTTCTCGCCAAGCTCGGCGAAGTCGCCAAGGACTGGACCGAGGACATGATCACCGCCTCGTTCAACACGCTGTCGGTCTCCGATACGGGCGCCGGTGGCAACGGTCTGCAGCACGTCGTCAGCCTCGTCGCCAACAACGAGCTCAGCGGCGATCCGCGCGCGAAGGCCTACACCGACTACAACAACGATCTGTCCAACCGCTGGAAGACCGCAGGCGGTCGCGTCGCTCAGTAAGAGCACCACCAGCGTCTCAATCCATCTTCAACAGGAGTTACGATAATGGCTGAAGTTTCTCAGAGAGACGACGTTAAGCACGAGGAGCCCGCGAAGAACAAAGGCGAGCTCGTCGCGCGCAACGCGCAACAGTTGGCACAGGTCTCGCCCTATGCCGTAGTGCAGTCCACCTTCCCCGAGCAGATGCGTCAGGGTTTCCCGGGAATGATCAACCGGATGGTGGACTACAACGCGGTGACGCGTTCGGTCGAAGGCGCGGCGCCGATCGCTCCGGCGCGTGCGGTGTCGCAATCCACCGCTGCCGACATCAACTGCCTGCTCGGCGGAACGGTGGCGGGCTTTGTCGGCATCACGATCCTCGACCCGACCAGCGTTTATCCGGTCGGCTCCAGCGTGCCCGACGGTGGATACGCGCAGTATTTCAACGTCGGCGTGCTGACCAAGGGCGAGATTTTCGCCACGGCCACCGTGCCGACACTGGCAGGCGATCCCGTGCATTTCGGTGCGGTGGATGGCGTGCTGACCAACACGGGTGCGGTCGGCCCGGTGCCCGGCGCGCGGTGGAAATACGCTCGCCCCGCTAACGAATTGAACGTCGTGCAGTTGGGCATCCAGCGCTAAGCACGCGTCTCGATTTTTTCCAGCAAATCTCAATCACACCGTCAGGAGGACGGAGCTATGAACTACCACATGTTTCAGAGAGACGCGCAGCAACTCGCGTATAACTTCGTGGTCAATCAGACCACGGCGATCGAGAGTCAGGTGATCCGGATTCAATATCCGGAAGTGCAGTACCCTGACCTCGTCCCGGTCGATACCGCAACCGGCAACGAGTGGGTGAAGTCGATCACCTACTACAGCGCCGATATGGTCGGTCGCGCGGACTGGTTTCACCACACGGCGCTTGATGTGCCGCTGGCCGAACTGAGCCGCGAGAAGTTCGAACGTGGGATGGAGATGGCCGCGATCGGTTATCGATACACCCTCGAAGAAGTCGCCAACGCGATGAACACGCCCGGCCTCAACCTTACTGCAGACAAAGCAGCGGCTTGCCGTCGTGCCTACGAAGAGTTCGTGGACAACCTTGCCCTGCGCGGCTCGGTGCCCAAGAACATGCAGGGGCTGATCAACTCATCGCTGGTGACAGCGACGACCGCTCCTGCGGATGGTGCTGCGGGCGCCACCACGTTCGCCAGCAAGACCAACCAGCAAGTCATCCGCGATATCAACTCGGCCATGACAGGCATCGCGACCGGTACGAATTGGCTCTACTACGCCGACACGATCCTGTTGCCGCCAGCCGTGCTGGTCGGTCTCGCCGGACGCATCATTGAGTATTCGTCAATGACGCTGCTCGACTGGATCAAACAGTACAACGTTCTCACGGTGCAGACCGGACGACCGATCACGCTCGCGGGCGTGCGCGGGCTGGAGACCGCTGGCCTCGGCGGCATCAGCCGCATGGTGGCCTATCGCCGTGATCCCGAGGTGTTGAAGATGCATATCCCGATGAGCCACCGCTTCCTGCCTGTCTGGCAACGCGGGCCGCTGGTGTTCGACATTCCCGGCATCTTCCGTCTCGGCGGCGTCGAGATTAGGCTCCCCGCAGCCATGAGATACTTGGATGGCGTGTAGTATTTAGACGGAATGTCCGTCATGATGGGCCTCCAATGGAGGTCGAATCATGGCTCGGGATTACGTCTACGGTCGCACGTGTTCGGTTGATGGGTGCGGCAAGAAGCATGATGCGCACGGCTATTGCAGTGTGCATCGCCAGAGGTGGCAACGGTTTGGCGATCCGCTGCGTGAGAACGTCACCGCGTCGGACGGCGAACCAACTTTCTTTCTGGAAAAGGCGCTTCGTTGGCGAAGCAACGCTTGTTTGATCTGGCCTTTTTCGCGCGACAACAAAGGTTACGCGAGGATCGCAACGGTCAAACGAGACGGCAGAAAAGTACCAGCCCGTGTAAACCGTGTTATCTGTCTACGAGTGCACGGCAAGCCACCAACGCGAAAGCATGAGGCGGCTCATAGTTGCGGGAAAGGTCATCTCGGCTGCATCAGCCCGAAGCATCTGGAATGGAAGACCCATCGCGAAAACTGTCTCGATAAAATCATTCATGGCACATCAAGGAGAACGTAAATGGCGAAGATCAAGAATACCGGCGGCCAGCCGCGCGGCTTTAACACCGAGGACGGCGGCCACGTGGTTGTCCGTCCCGGCGAGGAAAAAGAGTTCAACATGTCTGAGGCAGACTTCAAACATCTGCAGCAGACCTTGGAGAACCACGACGATCCGAAGCCGTTCGAGGTTTCGGGCAGTCACGGCGGCGTCAAGGCCGAGAAGAAGAAGAAGGGCGAGGACGATGTCGAGATGCCCGCGCAATCGACCGAGCCTCCGACGCCATCAGGTGAAGCGGTTGCGGCGCCCACGGTGACGCCGATGACGGAGAAGGAGCGGCGCGAGCGTGAAGAGAAGACGCGCGGCGCCGCGCCGACGGCGAAGAAGGCCGACGACGACGAACGGACCGCACACCGAGGGCGCTGACATGGCGATCACCACGATCATGCCACCCACCATCGCCGAATTCCGGGCCGCGTTTCCGGAATTCGCATCGGCCAGCGATGACCAAGTTCAAATGGCCATCGATACGGCGATGACGTGGGTGGACGTTTGGTGGTTTTGGCCTGACGCAAAGCTCGCCGTGATGTATGCAGCCGCGCATTATCTCTGGCTGCATGACAAGGCGAGCGGCGGATTGATCACGGGCGGCGGCGGCAGCGGCGGTGGCACGCCGCCCGTGATCGATAGCGAAGCTGGATTGATCTGGGTGAAGAGCGTTCGCTTTCGCGATCGTTCGGTGACCTATGATCGCGTCAGTGGTGCGGCGGGTGGCGAGTCCAGCAAGACCGAGCACATCACCTCCTCGTCCGAGGACTTCTGGAATTCCTCGCCCTACGGGCAACTCTATCTTTCGTTTCGCAGGCGCAACGTCCCACATGTGGCGGTGATATAAATGGAATATTCCCTCCCGGTAAAACGCGCGCGCATGACGGTGACGCTCAACGCCATCGATGGCGGCGGCTCGCCCGGCGTGATCGAGTTGCGCAACGCCGAGCGCGTGATCCTGTGCACGCTGTTGCTGCCGATGCCGAGCTTCTACCTCGTTGGCGACGATCTGGTGATGACGGCGCCGGTCACCGGCTTCGTCGCGATCGAGGGCATGGCCACGCTCGCCACCATCTCGGACGGCGCGGGCAATGTCATCATCGATGAGATGACGGTGGGCGTCGATGTCACGCCGGACCAGATCCACGATTTCGAAATTGTGCTGGACGACAACGCGCTGTTGGTCGGCAAGCAAGTGACTATTGTCTCTGCAACCATCGAGCACGGCTAACATGGCGACCGTCAACGACAGCAAGCCGGTAGATTTCCGCGTCGATAGCGTGTTCGGCGAACCTGTTGTGCTGAAACCGATGCGGACGGAAAAGAGCGGCTACCGTGCGAGCGTGCCTGATCCGGACCGCGTCGAGGTGATCGCAACGGGGATCTTCGATACCACGCGCGGCGCCACCGAGGGCGTGGGCGGGCCAATGATCACGCGGCAAGCGACGGTGGACACGATGCTGTCGATCCGGCACGAGCCGATTCTGCAGTGCGATTTGAAGAAGGGCGATCGCGTGTTCTTCCCTGATCGCAACCAGACGCACGAGGTCACATTCATTCATCCCGATTATAGCGGGCGGTGGGATGTGCACATGGTTCGCGTGCTGGAAGATTGAAGTGTGAGGGCGAGATCACGGCACAGACTACATGGGCTTCAGGATGGATGAGGCCAAACCACTGATCCCGCCCTCACCCTTCGACCATACAAGGATGCTTGATGTCTGTCATCAGAATGTTGACCCGGCTCACAGCAGTGGCGGCCTTGCGCGGTCAGACTTGGGCTGATAAGCGCGTATTTGATTCGGACAACACGCCGCTGTCGCAGGCGCTGATGCTCAACGAAGCGGCCAAGCCGTACATCGTCGTGTACACCGACGCGGATAACCGCAGCGAGCAGAACGGGACAGACATCTACGGCATGCGCCGCGAGCTCGCGCTGGTGCTGGAGATCGGTGTCGCCTCCAAGGTCGAGGGCGTCACAGGCGATGCGCAGATCAAGATCCCGCTGACGGATGAGGGTATGGAGCTCGCGCTTGACATGGTCGAAACGCAGGCGCTGGCGGCGCTGTGGGGCGATCCGCAGAACGAGTGGGCCGAACTGCTCAAGGGTTTCGTGCTGCGGATCGAGCGGCTGACCGGCCAGAGGGGCGCCAGTAGCGACCGCGACCGTAGGTGGGCAGCGCGACAAGTTTCAATCGTGTGTGACGTGATCAGCGATCTGCCGCCGGGCGAGCCGATCCCAGAGGATCACCCGATCATGCAGTTTGTCGAAACCTCCAACAGGCACCCGGAAGCCGACATGGAGCATGTTGCAGAGATCTGTACGGCGCTTGCCTCGCGCGAGGGGGCGCCGGAATGGGAGCGGGTGCAAGCTGCATTAGGTGTGCGTCGGCTCGGGCTGCGCGCCATTGGGCTCGCTCCGCTTGCCTCCAGCATGGTGCCCTTCGCAACGCAGTACGGTGACGATCTCACCGACAAGCAAGGCGGGGCGCCGATTGTTCGCAAGATCGGGTTTGATGACATCGATATGGAAAAGAACGAGGACGTCGGTCTGGTCGATGAGCAGACCATCGAGACCAACGTGGCCACCACGGTGCCGATCGAGAAGAAGGACAAAGCCGTCGCCGATGGCGAGGTCGAATGAAGATCAAGATCGACACCAGCGCCGTTGAAGAATATTCGCGGAAGCTGGACAGGGCGGAGAAGGCGACGAAGCCAATCATCTCGGTCGGTCTCAATGAAGTCGGTGACGGTCTGGTTTCCATTCTCGCCCGGGACATCTCCAAGGAAACCGGGCTCGCTGTCGAGCAAGTGCGCGGCCTGATGCGGGTGAAGCGCGCGACCAAGAACGATTTGAAATACGATATCGTCGTCAACAACCGGCTTCTGGAAGACGACCCGACCACGCTGGAGGGGCGCCGCGAGAGCCGCGACTTCGGCACCCAACGCCCCAAGACGCTGGTGATCATCGTCAATCAGGATGACGACCTTGTTTGCCAAGACTGTGAAGAGCTCGCCGCTGCAGGCCCGATGCCGATCGAGGCCGCGCGCGAGCACATCCCGAAGCATCCGCACTGCCGATGCGTGATCATGCCGTACGCACCGAAGGGCAAGCGCCTGCCGGTGACGATGTCCACCACGAGCGGCACCAGCCCGTCGCAACGATCAGGCCAGCGACAGAACCGCGACGTCACGCTGCGCCAGATGGCGCAGGAGATCCTGAAGAAGATGACGACGAAGATCCAAATCGAATTGAAGTGAGGCGCGCATGGCCGACGACTACCAGCGCTTGCTTGGACAGATCGCGGATCTGCGGCGACAGATGTCGCAACAGACGCAGAAGGGCACCGTGCATGAGGTCAAGGGCACCAAGCTCCGCATGAGCCTCGGCAAGGACAAGGACGGAAAAGACATCCTCTCTCCGTGGCTCAACACGAACAACATGAGGGGCGGCGCCAGAGAGCAGCGGTTTTACAAGAAGGGACAGAACCTTTCCATCTTCTCGCCCGGCGGTGACATCTCTCAGGGGATGCTCATGCCCTACGCACCCAACAAGGATTTCAAGACGCCCGAGCATGCCGACGGCTCGGGGCAGGACGAGGAGAGCTATCAGCTAGACGATCTGCGCGGCAAGACCACCAAGGACGGTCACGATCACTGGCTGCAGCCCGATGACGACAAGAAGCAGGAAGGCCAGCAATCCGGCGGGCAAAGCGGCAGCGGTGGTGGCGGCGGCGGACAGAAGCAACAGAAAAAAGGGCACGTCGGCGGCGATAAAGCTGTGATGAAAGCTCGGATGAACAAAGATGGCGGCCACACCTTCCGCGTCGGAAAAGATTCGCGCGTCGCCTCGCACAAAGATGGCGCGAAGATCCGAATGGGGAGTGACTGGGTGGTGGTCGCCAAGGGTAAGATCATTTTCTCGCAGCCGCCGATTCTCGGCAAAGACCCTATCAAGAACGACGACGCGTAAATCTCAACAGGAGAGGCCAACATGGCAGCAATGGTTAGAACTCCCCGCATTCTGCAGAAGTTTTATCTCTACGATCCCAATGTCTCCGACACCTTCGGCGGCCTGCGCGTGCTGCAGGACAGGGACGACAAGGGCAATCCGAAGGACGATACCAACCACGTGCTCGCGGTGACGCAGCAAGTTCAATATTGGATCGATCAGGGCATCGTCGGCGAGAAGCCGGTCGGGGAAATCAGCGCAGCGCACAAGAAGTTGCTCGGGCAGATCACGCGCGGGCGCAGCGAAGACAACGACGCCCGACCCGGGCGCATCCCGCGATACGATCGCAAGATCCAGTCCGGTCATCCGGGGATGGCTGGCCAGCCCGCAAAACTCACGCGCAGCCTTCGCCGCAAGGCCGCATCGAAGGGCAAGAACGGCAAGCCGAAAGCCGAACAGAAGGCCGAGACGAAGAGCGCGGCAGCGACGACTTCGAAGGCCTGATCGATGGCGGGGGATTACGTCTACGATCCAACGCTCGACATGTGGCCGGATCTCAGATTTGGCCGCATCGTCCTCAATCCCGTGCGCATCGGTATGGATCGATATACCGGGAAGGTTCTCACCGGGTGGGATCACGTCATCCAATCGATGCTCCTGATCTTCTCCACGAAGTATCACGAGCGCGTGCTGCGGCGCTGGGTCGGTTGCTACGTGCCGCATCTGATCGGCGAGAACGCGACCGAGACGACGATCTGCAGATTTTATTGGGCGATCGCCACCGCGCTCGATCTGCACGAACCGAACTACCGCATTCAGCGCGTGCGCACGGGCGTGCGTGGTGATGGCTCAATGCTGACGTCGCCGGAGGAGCTCCGCACTGGCAAGCTCACCACGGCGATGGAAGGCGTCTACCGACCACGCGGCCACCTCGGCAACAACGACCCGCAAGTCAGGCGCGCAGTTGGTCTGGTCTCGCGCGGCTATAACATCTGGGAACGCCAAGCGGGTTACATCGCTGGCGCACCTCCCGGCGGCATCGGCACCACACCTAACATCCCGCCCGGGAGCGCACTATGAGCGACACCAGTTTCGGCAACATCTCGCAGGCAGGGCAGGCGCTGGCTGACCGGCTGACCGATCGCATCTCGGTCATCCTGCCTGCGAATCTGCAGCCGATGATCGTGCTGGAGAAGATCGACGTCGAGGCGATCCTCTCCGAGCGGATGGGGCGGCTGAAGCAACTGTGGGCATATTACGATCCGCCAACGGCGGCGCAGTATGACGTCGAGAACCTTGAGTTCGATCCGATCAAGATCAACCAAGAGGCCTGCTCGTATTTCGAGTTGATGTTGCGCGACCGCGTCAATCAGGCGGCGCGCTCGGTCACGCTGGCCTATGCGATCGGCACCGATCTCGACGCCATTGCATCGCGCTATCCCGGCGGCGTGCCTCGCCTGCCGAACGAAAGCGACGATCGCTACCGGCGCCGGATCTGGCTCTCGCCGAACACGCTGAGCCCGCACGGCACGGCGGAGGCGTACGAATTCTGGGCGCTAACCGCGATGCCGAGCCTGCGCGATGTCACCGCGATCCGCAGTGTTCAACATGACTACTACCCGACAATTCTGATCACGTGTCTGAAAGAGCCGCCCGCCGATCCGAAGCCGACCGATCAGGAGTTGGTGACGATCCGCGCGTACATTCAATCGCTGTCACGGCAGGGGCTCACCGACGTGATCTCGGTCAATCCACCGAAGATCCGCGAGATCGAGTACAAGCTCGACATCTGGTTCTATCCCGGCGCCAACGCCGACACGACGATGAAGCAGATCGTCAACAACCTCGCGACGCTGGTCAACGATCAGTACTGGTTAGGCCACGATCACACCCACACCGCGATCCATGCCGCGTGTCGTCTGACCGGCGTGCATCACGTCGATATCCTCTTGCCTGAAGACGACGTGTTTGTGGCGATGGATTGGGTCATCAAGGTCACGCAAGTCACCGTGCGCAATGCTGGACGTGCCCTATGAGCAGCGACATCGTCACCGAAGGGATCATCCAATATCCCGGTGCGAAGTTGCTCTATCGTGCGGCGTCAGGCCTCGAAAAGGCGATGGCCGACGTCGATGGCGAACGGCTGATCGGCACCTACGCCGAGATCATTCACGATCAATGGGACCCGTACGCGATCAGCGTGAACAACCTCCCGTATCTTGGATACGCAATGGGCGTCATGCTGTGGGAGGACGGCTGGAGCGAGAGCACGCAGCGCGAATGGGTCGCGCGTCAGTTCGAATACAAGTCGCTGCGCGGCACCCAAGACGGCATCGAGATGGCGCTCAACTATTCCGGGCGCGATTTCGTTGGACCTCCCGGCTACACCATCCAGCAAGCGCTGCGACCACCGCAGTGTTTCTTTGCCTCACCGTCGATGTCGAAGGAAGCCTACGACGCGTGGATACATCTTCTGCCCGAGGTGCGGATCACCTTCTACGAAGGCATCGGCTGGGACGGCGTCGATGTCATGTACGTGCGCGATGGCGGCGTGAATGATTTCGTCGGGCTCGATGACGGCGAGGCACTGCACGGGCGCAAGGCGTATCTGCGAGTGCGCGGTCAAGACATTCCGCTGCAGATCTACACCTTCACGAAAGAGATCAACGGCGTCACCTCGGTGGACTTCGAGCGGATCGCGATCCCCGGGCTCGCTGGTCCCGCCTACATGGGCACCGAGGATTTCGTCAACGACGAGCAGTTCGTTTGCGCCGAGACAGTGAAGCCAAAACTGATCACGGTGCGCATCGATGGCAGCTACAGCCACGAACAGAGCCAACTGCATCTCGACACGGTGCTGCCCGGCATGGAGCCGATCGACGTGCGCTACGAGCGCGAGAGCGACATCGGCTGGGGCAACAGTTTCTATTTCGTCGGTGACTGGAGCGACAGCCGCAACATTGTCAACCCGAGCGATCTGCCGCATCCGGAGCATCCGATTATAATTCCCGATCCGCATCCGGAGCATCCGATCGCGTATCCGCCGTCAGGTTTGCCGACGCAGCCGCCGCCGATACCGACGCAGCCGGTGCCTATCGTCTACTACGCCGATGCTGGCTACGACGCGGCGCGCATGCTGGCGGATCGCGTCTTCCTCTATGACCCGGCGATTGTCGGCACGATCACGGGCGGCGTCTCTTTCGTCGGCGTCGATTACGTGTCGTGGCCTGCCTACACCGCCGATCTCATGATCAAGCTCAATGCCGATGACGATTGGTGGTCGTGGTTCGCCGATGAAGGCATCACCGTAGACGATAACTACTTCGCCAGCACCATCGACATGAGCGACTTCGATCGCGCATGCCGTGCTGTCGTCACTTCACAAGCGCTGCGCGACCGCGTGCGAACGGCATTCGACCCGACGCGCCTGATCGAGCTTCGCGAACGCGCGTACAACGAGACAACTATCGACCAACAGGTCTTCAACCTACTCTAGGAGAGGCAGCAAAATGGAACGCAAGGTAAACATCCAAGACTGGCAGAAGGTGACTGTCGAAGACTTCAATAACTTCGGCCTCTTCCCGCGTGCATCTTTCGACCATGTCGTTGTGGATACCTTGATCCCGAGCATGGCGTACACGGGCTTCACCACGGTGCAGACGGCGCCAGCGGTGGTCACCGTGGGCAACGGGCGGCTCTACCATAACGGCTTGGTGTTCTATAACGACAGCGAGGGCGGCGCCTCTCTCGACTTGCTCGGCGTGCTCCCGGTGGTGACGCGTCGATATGTCGGCGTGGTGGTCTGGGGCCAAGAGATCGAGACCGACACCGAGCCGAGAACCTTCCTGACTGATCCGGTGACGCGTGCCACCGTCGCGCGTGTGGTCTCCACCGAAAGCCGTCGCTGGGCCAACATCAGCACCGTGATCGGCGCCGAAGGTCCGGACCCGCAGCATCCGAGCGTGGCATCGAACACGCTGGCGGTTGCTTGGATCTTGCTCGACAGCACCGGCATCATCTCGATCCAGATGGTGAACGAGAACCGGGCGCCGAACCTTGCTGATCTCGATGACCGCTTGAACGAGATGGATGCATGGCGTGCGCAGACTGCGTCACGGCTCGACACACTGGCGACCGACATGGCCGCGCTGGCTGTGCGCTTGAACGGCACCGCTGGCATGAAGTTCGTGCTGAAGATCGCAACCGACGTCGCGCGCGTGAAGGAAAAGGTTGGCCTGCCTGACACCTATTCGATGTGGGGCGCCGATCACTTCCTAACCACGGACGAGTCCGATCTGCAGAACGTGGATTACCTCGCTAAGTGCGAGGAGGGTATTCGCTTCCCGAACGCCGCCGAACGCGAGGCGCAGTTTGGGCTGTTGAACCCGATGGACCCGGCGGTGATCAATCAGGCCAACTTCGTTCTGCCTGTGTACGACCAAGTGGTGCGCATCGAGGTGCTCGGCAAGGATTCCGAACTGTCGATCTCCCAGTATCAGTATCAAACGATCTCGTGGGAGCTCTGCGCCAAGACCAGAACGCGCATTCGTTGGGGCACGCCGATGGTGGTCTGCTCGAACGGCGTCTGGTGGTTCGCGCCAGCCGGTCACGACTACGGAACGAACGTCGGTATGCCTCCTGCGGCTGTCGGCGGCTACACGCCGAACACCGATCTGATCTACGATCCGATCCGCAACATCCTGACGCGCGGCACCGAGACGTTCCAGATCCTCGACGTGATGGACAACCCGAACCACACGGTGCTCCGGCTCGTGCAGTTCTGGGTCGATGAAATCGTGGACTCGTATTACTGGCGGCAAGTCATCACGGTCGATGGTTTGTCGGGCTCGGTGATCTCGCAGACCTATCTCAATTCACAGGGCGGCTGGCTGACTGGCGTCGATATCTTCTTCACCCGCATCGCGGCAACGGGCGACGTGCACTGCCTGATCTGCGAATGTAACGAAGCCGGTGCGCCGAATTTCGAGCGAACGATTGCGCGCTCGACCAAGCCTGCGGACTTGCTGCGACCGTCACCGAACGCGACCAAGTTCGACTTCCTGCCGACCTATCTGGCGAAGGGTCAGCGTTACGCCTTCGTCCTACAGACGCCCGGCAATCATTTCGTCGCGTTGGTGCACAACAACAAGTTCGCGCAAGGCTCGATGTTCACTTCCACCGATGGAGCGTGGGCGCTCGGCGATCTCACCAAGGATCTTTCTTTCCGGCTCTACTTCGCGAAATTCCGCACCACGCAGTGCACCGCGCAACTGCTGTCGCTGGAATTGAACGGCGGTATCTCGGCGATCGATTTGAACTTCGACTCGACGCGCCCGCCCGGCACCACGATCAATTTCGAGGTGCAAGTCAACGGCGCGTGGGTGCCGCTCGGCTACTACGACACCAACCCGCTCGTTGCGCTGCCGCCGCTGTTGCCATTCCGGATCACACTGGTGGGCACGACCGACGAAATGCCCGGCTTCGGTGTGGCGGCGAATTCGCGATCGCTGACGTCGCGGCCTCGCTCGGACTTCCGCCACATCAGTACCGCGCGGACCACGCCCGGACCCGTCACGACGGTCTACGGAGATTTCCGGCTAGAGTCGTGGCGTGGTGCGCCGTACCACACCTTCATTCCGCGCCTATTGACTGGTGCGGGCTACACCAGTGTGCGGACGCCATCACTGATCGAGGACGAAGTCGATCCGGATGATCCGACTGTGTTGCTGCGCCACTGCACGTGGAATTTGGCAGCGCTCGGCGGCACTGCGATCACCGCGTACAAAATCCGCATGGAGGGCACCACGGACAACGTGAACGCCTGTTATCTCGTCGGCGAACGCATCGACGTCGCTGTTGCTTGAGGTGTGAGGGCGAGCCCAGAGACAACAGTCGAATGGGTTTCATGACCTTCTTGGCCAAGGCCCGCCCTCACTTTCCCTATCTAAAACAATCATGGAGCTTGTACAATGGCCACAGAAGAATTTCCGCAACGCAACGTTAACATGCCGATGGACGAGGCTGCGCTAGCGAAGGCGCGCGCGGCACTCGATCCCGGCTCGATGGGCTCGACGTCGGGAACGTCGGGGCCAATGCCGAACGCGCCAGCCAACGGCAAGGGCTCGCGGCGCGAGGTGCGAAAGGGAGAATGGATCGATGATCGCGTGATCCAGATCGGCGGTCCGGCGTCACCGTCGGAAGACTCGCCGCCGGAGTGGAAGAAGAGCGATCGCGCCATCCCAACCTTCGTTGCCGGGAAGGTCTATCAGGTCACCCTCGGCAAGGCGTGCATGTTCGCGGGCCGCGTTCTGTCTCCGGCGAAGTCGTACCAGATGACCGGAGAGACGTGCCTCGATCCGGAGGTGCAGCCCTGCATCGTTGACGCGGTGGAGATCGGCGACACGCCGCAGAATCCGGACGTGGCACCGAGCCAAGCGGAAGCGACAGGCAAGGCCAAGAAGAAGGCGTAAACCACATGGCGCTGAAGCGGCTGGATGAAGAGTTCGAACTAAAACCCGGCACGCAACTGCTTCCTTATATGAAGCGGTTGTTGCCCTCGCTCGAAGGTCGCTTTCAGAATCTCGAATCGACGCAGGATCTCCTCGCTGGCGTCAACGAGGATATTCGCGCCGCTGCGCTGTTGCGCATGAACGAGATCTTGATCCCGGCGACCAAAGACATTCTGGAGGTGACGCAACTTGGTTTCTTGTTGGCGCCGATCACCGGCCTGATGACGCTGGGGATGGGCTACATGACCTTCACCGTTGAGGAGGGCGTGCAGCGCGACACCTTCACGCCCTCACCGTATCTCATCATTGAGCACTCTCCGGATGACTACGCGATCGCGCGCACGATGTCCTATGACCAAAAACTCGGCATCTTGGAGGTGACGATCACCGCGCTGCACGGCAACCCGGGGCCGTTCGATGATTGGGTGGTATCATCGACGCCCGGCATGGCCGATAGCACCAAGCTCTACCATGATGCTGTCGGGCCGATGCACGATGTCGTAGTCGCCGACTACAACGAAATCGTCATTATGCATCAAGAGATCTTGCAGGCCGCGAACGATCTGGAAGGCGCCGGTCTCGATTTGTACAACTACATCCGCAAGGATGGCACCTCGGTGTTCGAGGGCGTGCAGAAGGGCGTACATCCCGACACTGGTTCGAACGACACTTCATTTCCGACCACATACTGGACCCGCGCGCGCATGAACGAGTATCTGCGCGACTCGATGTCGTCCTCGGGCGCGTCGATGACAGGGCCGCTGTATCTGTATGCCGCGCCATCACAGCCGCTGATGGCATCGACCAAGAAGTATGTTGACGACACGGTCGCCAGCATGGGTGCAAGCAGGCTCTCTCTCAATGGCGGCCAGACCATCTCCGGTGGATTTAACTTCAACGTGTTCGTGTCTCCGGCAGGAAACATCACCATCAATCCGTTCAACGGCAACTACCAGAGCATCGGCAATGTCGGCACCTTCACCGTCACGGCGCCGACGGTGGATTGCGCGGTCGATCTGATGATTGTCAATAGCGCTGGCGCTGGTGCGATCGCATGGAGTGGCTTCACGGTCGGCACCAACACTGGGGACCTAATGACTACCACCAACGGCCACATCTTCATCGTCTCGATTCGGCGCATGGCCAATATCTCGACGTACGTCATCAAAGCCTTGCAGTAACACAGGAGCGAACATGGCTGACATTGCCTTCTTCGAAGGACGACAGACGACACCCGTGCCGCCCGCGCACGCGATCCCATCGCCATCACCGTTGCAAATGCTATCGACAGCGATGGAGTGCAATCCGGTTGGCTCGGTGATGGTGACACCGATCGTGCAGGACCAGACCGTGGGCGACTATGTCCGCGAGATTCGGATTTTCTCGGCGAGGTCAGCGACCGCCGAGCCGATATTGGTGCTGTCGGTGAGGCTGCACGCGCTGACGATCAAGGCTCTCGAAATCATGACGCCCGCTCACGTGATCTAACCACATCTTTAACAGGAGAAATCAGAATGGCTGATCCGGTCTTTGGTATTTCAATTCGAAAAGTAGACGAAGGCGCGCGTCCGGTACTGGCCGCTGACCTTTCGACCATCGGCATCGTTGGCCCGGCGCCGCTCGCCGATGCGTCGGTGTTTCCGTACGACACTCCGGTGTTCATCAACTCGAACGACAGCCGGAAGACGCAGAAGCTCGGCGATCTCGGCTATCTCGCGGATGCGGTTCGCGGCATCAACGATCAGTTGGGAGAGACGCAGTTCGCTGCGCGCATCGTCATCGTGCGCACGCCCGAAGGCACCGATCCAGATCCGGCGATCAAGCTGCAGCAAACGATCTCGAAGATCGCTGGCGACAGTCTCGCGGGCACCGGCATGTGGGCGTTCCTCAAGGCGTCGCAGAAGCTCGGCTTCACGCCGCGCATCCTCACGGCGCCGGGCTACACCTCGCAGATGGCCAACGGTGTCGGCTATATCGAGCGCACGGCGCCCGGTTCGGGCTATGTCACCGATCACATGTATCCGGTGACGTTCTCCGGCGGTGGTCCTGACGCGGTACAGGCGACTGGCCACGCTTATGGTCTGAGCAACGGTCAACTTGGCGCGGTCGAGCTCGAACTGCCGGGTGCGTGGTACGACACGCCGCCGACCATCGATGTGCCTCCCCCGGGCAATCAGGCTCAATCGGCGACGGTGGAATCTGGCGGCATCGGCTACGGCGTCGGTGAGCAAGTCGTTCTTGAGCATCAGGTGATCGTCACCGTGGTGACGGTCGGTCCCGGCGGTGAGGTGTTGACGGCGAACGTCTCCACGCCGGGCTTTATCGTCGGCACTGAGGTGCCACCGGATGAACCACTGGTAGCGATCCAGACCAGCGGCAGCGGCACGGGTGCGACGTTCGACATCGTGTGGCAGGAAACCGGCACGACCGCAGCGTACACTGCGACGATCGTTGCTGGCGCCAACCCGGTTGTCGCCGGAGCAACGTCGATCTGCAACCAGTTGCTCGGCATGATGATCGTGGAGAGCTCGGGCGCGTCGTTTCAAAACGATATAGACTGGCGCGAGACGATGCAGAGCCATCGCCTGATTCCGATCAGCGGCGGCTGTCGCGTGATGGACCCGATCACGAGCTATATCGTGATCAGGCCGCTGGCGCCACGCATGGCGGGAATCATGGTGCGGCGCGACCACGAGACCGGCGCCCCGTTCCACTCGGCGGCGAACCAAGCGGTGCAGGGCATCATCAGCCCGAACCGTGAGATCGGCTTCAATCTCACCGACAGCGCGAACGAAGCGCAGGAGTTGCTGGGTGCGAACATCGGCGTGCTGATTCGTGGTGAGGTGGGCGACGATTTCGCGATCGCGTCGGGCGGCTTCGTGCTGATCTCGACCGACAATGCGGGCGAAGACCCGTTGTGGCAGATGTACAACGTGATGAGAGGTCGCGACTACATCCATCTGGGAATGCTGCGCGCGCTGCGCTTCTTCCTCGGTCGCTTCAACATCATCGGCCACACCGTGCAGGCGATCCTCAACACGATGGAATTCTTCCTTCGCGATCTGGAAGCCGATCAGCACATCCTCGGCTACGATGTGAACTTCAGGACCGAGGGAAATTCGCCAGAGCAAATCCGGCTCGGGCATCTGACCGTGGGCTTCCGCGCCGAAGAGCCGCCGGTCCTCAAGCACATCACCATCGAGTCTTCGCGTTACCGTGAGGCGATCGATGCGATGGTTTCCGATCTCGCCACGCAACTCAATCTCGCGTCGTAACCGTCGGGCGGGCAGCACCATCTGCCCGCCACTCACTCCTTTGGAAAGGAATCGTCTATGGCTAACGCAACGATCTACGTGATGGAAAGCGCCAACTTGATTTGCGGCGACACGCGACCCACAGCCCCGGGCTCTGCCGGTGCTCCCGGCATCTCGACGCATCTCGTTCTGCAGGAGTTGAAGCTCCCTGCGATGGAAGAGAACTATGTCGATCACGCACCCGGCGGCGCCCCGATCGCCATCGAAGTGCCGACGCACATGAACAAGCTCGAAGCGACGTTCAATCTGGCGGGCTGGGACCCTGTGCTGATGGCGTACATCGGGCAGAACGATCCCTACTACCAGCGCTTCACCGCCTACGGTTTGATCCGCGATCGTCGGACCAGCAAGGCGTTGCAGGCGATGGCGGTGATCGAGGGCAGGCTCGGTCGCGTCAACCCGACTGCCTTCTCCAAAGGCAACCTGATGTCGCACGAGTATTCGATCAAGTCGATCGTCTCCTACAAGCTGACCATGCAACTGACCGAGAATGGCCAGACGCCATTCGAGATCTATCACTGGGACTTCTTCACTTCGAAGCGGCGCATCGGTGGCAACGATCTCAATGCGGAGATGATCAATCTGCTTCGCATTCCGACGGCTTCGGTTGACAAGCCGCAGACCGGTCCTAGCACGCCTGCGCAGGCTGGCGGGATCGTTAGCTAATGACGGTCGCAGAACTCGTCAAAGAGCTCCAGAAGCACGATCCGAACAAGCGTGTGGTGGTCGCCGACACCGACGGTGCTGGCGGCCACGAAGACGTCGAGTTCATTGATCAGCGCGTCGATAAGGGTGAGAACGTCATCACCATCTGGTTTCACCATTAGGGACACGCATGATCACTCTCGACAAGACCGGCGGGCGAACTGTTCAACTGTTCATCCCGTTCGAGTTCAACAAACAGAAGATCGAGGCGATATCGATTGGGCCGCTTCGCCTCGGTCACGTGCTGCGATGGAATGAGGGCGCGTGGAAGACGTCCATCGAACTACTGGTGGAGTTGTCCGGCATCGAGGAAGCCATCATCCGCGATCTGCGCTACCCGGACGCGGATCGGGTGCTGGATACTTTCATGCAGATGCTGACTCCCGAGATTCGCGACGACGTCCTCAATGGCCGCATTCCGTTGAAGATTGAAGAGATCGCAACGGAGGAGGCACCGCGCACCACCAACGGCAGCGGCGCCCCTGATCCCGACTTCACGGCAATGCATGGGCCGGGCGATCCATTGCCCGAGGCCGGTTTCGACATGAGCGAAGAGCCGTGAGGTCGATCTGATGGCCGATCAAGAAAGCAAAATTACACTTACCGGTGAAGACAAAACCGGTGCGATGTACAAGTCGGCGAAGAAGAACGCCGACGACTACATCAAGTCGCTTGAGAAGATTCTGCAGATCAACGAGAGCACCAAGCGCGCGATGGAGGCCACGCGTCGCTCGAACCATATGACGTACCAAGAGCAACTGGAGAACGTCCTCAAGCACAGGAAGGCACTCGATGATGCAGCGGCGGCTGCAAGGAATGCTGGCAAGGGCGCAGAAGAAGGCGCCAACAAGCAAGTCACGGCGGCGCAGAAGGTCAACAACGCCATCCAAGGCGTATTGAAGAGCCATCTGTCGCTAATCGGCGCCGCCGAGGCCGCGCGCCGCTCGTACCTCGGTTTTGCCGAGAGCGAGCGGAAGATGATTCAGTTGGGGAACGCGACCAAGGCGACCAAGGAGGCGCTTGGAGAGTCCGAGGCGGCGCTGCGAAAGGCGGCGCAAGTCACCGGGACCCATTTCGATGAAGCGCTCGAATCCGCCGACAAGCTCCGCACCGGATTGAACATCACGCTGGATGAGGCGATCAGGAGATTCCCCCGGCTGGCGGTCGTCGCCAAGGGGCTGCGAAACACCACCTCCGGAGATCTGGCGAAGGTCACCACGGATTTCATGCGCAACATGAATATCCCGGCGACCCAGTTCAACGAGACAATGGAAATGCTCGCGGGCATCGTTCGCGAGACCAACATCGACATGAAGGATCTGGTCGGCACCAGCGGCGAGCTCGGCCAGATGGCGCAGGACGCTGGCTACAAGGGCACCGACGGCATCGCGCGGCTGGGTGTTCAACTCGGTATCGCCACCGACATCATGGGCGACACCTCGCGCGGCGCCCGGCTGTTGATGCAGACGTTCGGCCAAGCCAGCAATCTCGGGCAGGCGATGGGCATCCCGAATAAAATTTGGGCCGAGCAACTCGACAACATCAAGAAGCAGGGCGGCGATCAACAGGCCTACATCGTCAACCTGATCAAGGCGATGCCGCTGCACGAGAAGGAAGCCTTCTATCGCAACATCGATGTGAAGCAGCGCCTGCTCCTGAAGAAACTGGAGGAAGAAAACAACGGCCAGATCGCCAAGAAAATCCAGTTGATCCGAGATCTCGGCAATGGACAGCAGGCGGTGATCGACGGCACCAAGGTGATGCAGGCGACCGGCGGCGGTGTTGACTCGTTGTCGGCATCGATCGGTTTGCTCGCTGACGAATTCGGTCGCCTGATGGTGACAATGGGCGTGCCGAACATCATTGCGATGGTCACCAAGGAATTGCAGCGGCTCGGCAGTGTCGTGAAGTGGATCGGAGAACTGATCGATCTTCTCAACAAGGGAGAATACAAGAAGGCGGCTTTGTCGTTTGTTGGCCCGCACGGTTTCCATCCGCTCGCGCCGCTGATGAACAACCAGCTTGGCCAAGCCACAGAGGGTGGACTGACCGGTCAGCAGGCTGTGGAGGATCAGAAGAAGGCGCTCGATGAGGCGATAAAGAAGAGCGAGGATGTCCCGCCACCCGGTGGTGTGCCTCCCGGTTGGAAGCCCGGTGATCCGCTTCAGTTCGGCCCGCGTGGCACCGGACAACTTCCCGGTCCCGCTCAGCGAAGCTCGTATGGTGGCAGTTCTGACTCGCTGTATCTGCCTGCGGACTTCCGCAGCAACATCCACAACGCATCGTTCGGTGGCGGCGGCGGTGCTGCGTCTGGCGGCGGCTACTCGCAATTCTCTCCGGGTGGACCGCAGGGTTATGGCGGTGGCACGTCCTACGGCAACCAAGGTCTGATCCCACGCACCAGCGGTCGCACGAGCAGCGGGCGCACGTCGTCTTCCGATTCCGATGAGACAGCAGCGCCAGCGGCAACGGCGGGCGGAACGGCAGCAGGAGACTACCAAGGTAAGCGCGTCAACGAAGACGTGATGAAGACGCGCATTCAACAATCCAATGCCGAATGGATGAAAGATCCCAAGAACCAACAGAAGATCTTCCGCACGCTTCAGGCTGAAGGCGGCGGCAACATAGCTGCCAACTTGGAGCAAATGTCGAACTACGCAGCGTCCAGAAATTTGACCCTAGAACAGGTTGTGAATGCTAGAGGCAAGCGTCAGTTCTATGGTCCGCTCAAGCGTTTACACGGTGATCCCGGTTCAGGGCCATTGATGAAGCATGAACGTGATGCGTACAACAGCGCATGGACTCCAGAGAAACAAAAGTTGTGGGACAAGGCCTACAAGGAAGTGTTCTCGGGAGGGTCTAACAGAATCAATTACCTCACCGATCAAGGAACGGTCGGCGACCCGAACTATGACCCGAACAAGATGACCAAAGTCGGCGGCAATATGTTTGGTATTCAACCGGGCACTGAAAGGTGGGTTAACGCACAGCGAGGTAAAGCACAGGTCTCCGGTCCAGTCACTGTGCAGCCGGGAGGCGAATCAACTGTCGCGACAGGCGCCCGTGTGCCGCGTCCAGCCGAGACCACGGGGCAGTTGCTCAACAGCGACGGCACGCCGAAGGGCAATCTCGATGCGCTGACAGGCGATATGTCAGGGGCTGGCCTGACGGTAACGTCTGGCTATCGCAGCCCGCACCACAAACTTTCGATAGCCAATCCGCACTCCTCGCATTCGCGCGCGCTGGCGTTCGACGTCCGCGCCAAGACTGAGAGACAAGCCGATGCGGCGATGGCCAAGATCCGCGCGCAGATGGCGTCGCGCGGTCTGGTCGAGGGTCAGGACTACAAGATCCTCGATGAGGTGCGCAGGCCGTCTGCATGGGCCACCGCCAAGCACGTGCATACGCAACTGACGCCGGAGGGCATGAAGCGCTATCATGCCAATCGACCGCAGGCGGCACCAGCGGCGGCAACCGCCACAGCCGATGAGCCGAAGGGCGAAGGAGCGCTACAATCGAAGCCTATCGAGGGTCAAGCGCAGCCAAAGCCAGCGGAAACAGCGGCGCCTGTAGATCGCGACGTGACGCAGCGCGTCAATCTCAAGGTCAACGACAACGAGGTACAATTCGCGCGCTCATCGATGCGACGATCAGCCGATCGCGAAGTGCGCGAGGCACGGGCGACAAGTTACTCCGACATCGGGGCTGCATGACGGAATGGGTCGTCACCTACACCATCGAGTTTCCGGACAACGCGATCTTGGTCACCGAATTCTTTCGCGGTGAGCGGCACGAGTGCGAGCGCATCAAGGCGCAGAGCGGCGGCGGCGATCACGACCAGATGACAACCAAGCGACCGTGGAAAGCCATCGTCGGACCGGCGCATGAGTGGGACGATTTTTTGGAGAGCTAAATGGCAAACTGGGTCATGTTTCAGTGGGGACCGATTCAATTCCAAGTTTTCCCGATGAATGTGGATAACTACGCCCACCACACGGGCGCCGACTGGGCCAAGAAGGAAATCGCTGGCGCCGCGATGTACCGCGAATGGGTCGGTGAGAGCGACGAGCAGATCACGCTGAAGGGCAAGATCTTCCCGCACTTCTTCGCGCGCAAGTCGCGGGCGCGTGGCATCGGCCAGCAGACCGACGGCCCGAAGGCGACGCTCGATAACGACACCGGCTTGCTGCAGGAACATGTCGGCAAGGAGACATCTTCCGGCGGCCTCTATCATCTCGATGTGCTCGACAACATGCGGCGCCTCGGCCAGACACACATTCTGATGCGCGGCGATGGCTGGCACTACGGCTGGTACGTTATCGAAACGCTGCATCGCGGCCACACGTTTCTCGCGCAGGACGGCATCGGTCAGCAGATCGAGTTCGAGGCGCAGTTCACGCGCGTGCCGATCCCGAACGACGCAGCATCGAACACCGTGCAGATGTACAAGGCGGATGTCGCATGAACGTTGTCTCTTACGATCTCGTCACGGTCGGCTCGGACTACATCACCGCCGACACCATCCTGTGGCGGCGCTATCGCAACCGCGCGCCGCTGATGATCGAGCGTCTGCTCGATGACAATCCGCACCTCGCGAAACTTCATCGTTACTCGCCGTTTCTACCGGTCGGCACCCAAGTGCGCATCCCGATCGACTACGAAATCCTGAGTGGAGTCCCGCAACGAAAGAACACCGTTGTCCTTTGGGGCAAGACACCCGAGGGCAACATGACACAGGGCGCCGGAGAAAATGGTTGAACATCAGGGTCCGCGACGGCACGCGGTGTGCCAGATACTGGTCAACGGTGATGACATCTCGACACGGCTGCACCCGTATTTGATATCGGTGCAGACGATCGACAACCTCGAAGGCGGCATGGACGAATGCCACATCGAGTTGGACGATCGCAACGCCGAGCTCCAGATCCCGCCGGATGGCGCCGAGCTTATGGTCGCACTGGGCTGGGCGGGCGAAGGTCCGCGCCTGTTCGATTCCGGGCGCGGCTCGGCGGGCTTCAAGAACATCCCGAAGAATTTTCTGGAGATGACCGACGAACAGAAAAAGCAGGAGGCGAAGTTCGGCGGCCCGGGGATGGTGATCGTGTTCGATGGCTGGGTGGTCAAGGTCGAGTCCGGGTTCGGTCGCCGAGGCGGCGGGCGGCGGCTGTGGATTGATGGCGAGGGCGCCAACAGCAAAGGCAAGGTCAAAGAGACGCAGCAAGATTCTATGGGAGAAGGCAAAGAGGACGACAGCGCGGAGGCTGGCAAGGGCAAGATCCCGCTCAAGGACATGATGACGAAAGTGTTCGGCGCCGCCGGATTGTCGGTGGCGATGTCGCCGGAGATGGAGAAGATCACGCGCGACTATTGGCATATCAACGACAGCCCGATGAATTTCGGCAAGCGCATGGCGCAGGAGGTCGGCGGCATCTTCAAGATCTCGAAGAGCACGGCGGTGCTGATCGGCAAGATCGAGGGCGTCAACGCCGCTGGCGAGAAGATGCCGACGGTGGAAGCGATCTGGGGCGTGAACCTGATCGGCTGGCGGATCAAGCCGATGGTCGGGCGCCCGCAGTATGGCTCGGCGGCGTCGAGGATGTTCGACGCCCACAAGGGCGAGTGGACGACGATCAAGGGCGCGATCTCCGGCGGCACGCCGTTCGGCGGTACGCAAGCGGTCGCCAATACCCTCAACTCGGTGACCGACAAGGCGACCGGCGAACAGAACAATGCTGGCACTGGCGCCGACACCAAGGGACGGCGCGGCGAGGGCTGGGTGCTGCTCAACGGCGAGCCGGACGCCAAGGCCAACGGCTTTCTCTTCATCGACGGGGCGCGGCCCGGCATCGACGGCACCTATACGATGACCGAGGTCGAGCACAATTATACACGCGGTGTCGGCTTCACGACGCGCGTCAACGTGCGAAACCCGAAGGGCACTGGCGCCGGGATCGACTGGGTGCAGGACGGTGATACGGCGGAAGAGAAAGCGAAGCGCGACGCGGACCCGACCAACGATCCGGATTCGCTGACGCCGGTCTTCCCCGATGAGAGCGACCCGGGCGAGTCGTGGCAACCCGGCGATGATCCGGACGCACTGACGCCACCGTTCACGCCGATCGTGATTGACCCGGGCGAATCGTGGGAGCCTCCGGCGGAGGCGGCGCCGCCGGTCGAAGATCCCGGCGAGTCGTGGGAGCCCACACCAAACGATCCCGGTGGCGTAGTGAGGCCGCCGATCTCCGGCGAGCAGACCTACACCGCAGAAGAGCTCGAAGCGATCAGGCGGGCAGGACCGCCATCGCCGCCGATCTCAAGATAGGAGCGCGTCATGGTTTCAATCGCAATGAGCTCGGGCCATTCCAAATACGTCCGGGGCGCCAGCGGCTACTTGGACGAAGTGAATGAGGCCCGCCGCGTGGTCGAAGAGGTCGCGATGTTGCTGCGCGGCGCAGGCGTCGAAACGAAAACGTACCACGACGACTGGAGTCACTCACAGGACGAGAATTTAAATCGCATCGTAAATTGGCACAACGGGTGCTCGCGAACGCACGATGTGAGCATCCACTTCAACGCCTACTCGACCACCAGCGCACCGATGGGCACGGAGTGCTTGTACATCACGCAGAAGGATCTCGCGAAGAAGATCGCGGACGGCATTGCGAAAGCGACAGCGCTGCCGAATCGCGGTCCCAAGTACAACGAAAAATTATTCTTCCTCAAGAACACCGCAAAGCCGAGCGTGCTGGTCGAGGTGGTGTTCGTGGATAGCTCGTGCGATGCCGCGACCTACGAGGAGGAATTCAGCGCGGTGTGTGCGGCGATCGCGTCCGCGCTGGCTGGCAAGAGCATCGACGCCGAGCCGCCGGTCGATCCGGACGAGCCGGTGATCATGCAGCCGATCGCGCCGATCCCCGAGGAAGAGCCCGGGCGCCCGACGATCGGCATGGGCGACAAGGGCGATCACGTGATCTACGTGCAGAATCTTCTTGGCGTGTTTCCGGCTGATGGAGACTTCGGCCCGATCACCGACGCAGCGGTGCGCGGTTATCAATCGGCTTATGGGGACGGTGTGACGTCTGAC